GCGGGGTAGGTTGGGGACGTGCAACCGGGTTGTTGGTTGGGGCGACTTCAGGCGTCGTAGCTGCCGGTCGCGGAGCGAAAGCAAAAGCCACAGCGTTGGTCGTCAGCCTAGGTGTCCCAATGATGCGCGAGAACTCGCCAATCGAGATCGGCCTTCCGCCTTTAATGTAGCCAAGGTCAACCTTCTGTACAACCGTTTCCTGATTTGCGATGAGCGCTTTGCCGTTGGATTCGCCGACGACTGCTTGCTGGCTGTTGGTGACAAGCGAGATTGAGAGGATTATTAAATTGGTCATAATTATCGTGGGGTAGCAACAACAGAGTACTTCACACCATTGACGCTCACAATTAGATTAGTGACCGTCGAGATTACCTGCTCACTCCCAAGTTGCCAGAACTGTGCCGTATCGGTTGGGGGTGGAGTAGTTAAAATGCCTCGATAATCCACCTGAAATTTAACAACGCCATCATTCTTAAATCGTATTAACGAATTGGTGCTGGTAGTTGAATTGGCGTTGAGGGCTACTTCAAATTCCGCATTTTTGGTCGCTGTTGCAACGTCCATGAGGAAATTGCTGGCCGTGGCTGGCCCCCCGGAATTAGCCAGAGTGCTTATGTTGGCTGCTGCCCAGTTGGTGTAGTTGCCTGATGTGGTATCATCGATATAGATGGTGTTGAACTGATTCTCGCCAAGTGCTTGGTTGTGGGACGATCGAAATGAGTAAGCCGGATCAACTGTGGTTATCCCGCGACCGCTGAGAATGCCGCCGCCTGAGTCTATAGAGAGAACGTTGGTTCCAGAATTACTAAAGTCGGCAACCAGATCGCCGCTCTGCAAAAGGTTGGCGGTGTCGAACAGGTAGGCGGTGGCCGAGCCGGTGCTGGCAACGGTAGGATTAAGATATAGCAAACTTCCCCCGGCAAAAAAGCCCAGATCGATCCACATATCTGTTCCGGCAAAAATGTCAAAGTAGGGAGTATTAGCGCTGCTTGAATAGCCTATAAGTTCCGGGGAAGTCGCCTCGATAATCATCTGCCCCTGAGTCAAAAAACCAAACGTATTAGTAGTCTGATTCTTAAAAGTTGCAAAGTATCCCGCTGTCCACGGCACCGCAGTATCCACCACCAGCGCGACATTGGTCGCGTTGTCCGCAAGTTGGCTTTCAATCCGAACGAGATCAACGGCAGGACTTGGTTCGAGCACGCCGCCAGCGGAGGCCCAGAGCGCGGAGCCGCCCCCGCTTCCAGCTAAAAGAACGCCCCACCCTGTGTTTCCGGTCCCATTCGTCTTTCCGTAAAAAGTGCCGTTGGCATAATCCCGATAGAAACTGCCCAATGATGCTGTGACAACCCCCTCTGGCGAACCTGCACCAGCCAAGTCATAGACCGAGTTAGTGCTTCCATTCCAGTTGATATGACCGTCTAAGGAGAAATTCTTCCAACGCAGACTTCCCGAAGCTCCGAGATCCATTGTGTTGTTCACGGTTGGCACAAACGCAGTGGCGAGTGAGATTACGCCGATTCCCGCTGCGTTAGCCAAATATGCGCCGACACTGCCACCTTGAAAATGCGCTGTAGTGCCGTCGCCGGTAATATCCATGAGGGCGCTCCCCGATGGTCCCTGAATCAAAAATTTCCCCGCAGCGGTGGTATTGGTCGAATCAAGTCGAATATTCCATGCATTGGAAAAGACCAGCGTGGATGTCCCAAGAGTCGTCGGAGCTATCCAATAGGGAAAGTTCGGAACCGTGCCGCTGCCGAAAACTGTTCCGCCACCTGTTTGGCTGGGATCAGAGCGGTGCAATTCGATCCAATCTGGTGCCGTATATTGCAAGAGAACACCTCGATTGGTTGTGGCAATCCAGTCGCCAGCAATGTCCACGTAAGCTCCAGGAACGTCCCACTGCTCGCTGAGGTCAGGAAGCGTGAATGAATTGCTGCCATTCTGCGATGTAATAAGTAACAACTGCCCCTGATATGCTCCGGCACTTAGGCTTAGAATAACTTGGGCAGCATCATTCGTCGGGCTGTTGAGCAACAAAGTGGTGTTCGTCGAAAGGTCGATGTAATTCGTTCCCAGCGTCAGCAACGTCACCTTGGCTGGAAGCGAGAAAGTTCCGTAAACATTCTCGTTGGTTACGAGCGTCAGAGTGTTATCAAGGGCAGGATAAATGATTCCCGCATCGTTCGTATGAACAGCGCGATAGAAAACTTGCAGGAGATTGGTCTGAAATTGATTCGTGCTGAAACTTTCAAAGGTCGGAACAGCCGCGCGCGCCCCAAGAGCAATCAGCCAAATGCAAAAGAATAGAAAACTTTTCATGGAAGCATTTTCATCAGGAAGATGTCAGAGAGGCCAGCCGATGTCAGACTTGTTCCGTTGAACGAGCCGGTGGAAGAAAAGCTGCCAGTAACTACAGGATAACCAGCAACATCAGTCGCCACTGCATAGCCAACATCGCTGCTGGTTCCACCCGCACTCTTTGTCCAGGCACGCACGCCAGCAGAAGAATACTTAGTCACGAACACATCAGACCCACCTGCGCTGCTAATCATTTGGCCTCCGTCCAGAGTCGCCGTGTTCTGAAACAGCCCAACGGCTACGATGTTATTACTACTGTCGATTGCTATCGAATAGCCCGTGGCAATGATCGGAGCACCAAAGCGTTTTATCCAAAGATTGGTGCCTGATGAATTGTATTTAGCAATGAAAGCGTCGGTGGCCCCAACCGGAGTGGAGATCGATGTCCCGCCAAAATCTACCGTACCGCTAAAATACCCGGTGAGGGCTATGTTGTTGCCGCTGTCAACCTTTACGCCTAGTCCCTTGTCGGAAGCGGTGCTTCCAAAGCGCTGTTGCCAGATATAAAGTCCATTTGAAGCTGCAAATTTAACTAAGAAAATATCTTCCTGCCCGGCTGTCGCTAGAAATCCACCACCAAAATCAACGCTTCCCGTAAAGCTTCCAGTGCCAATTACGTCTCCATTGCTGTCGGTCGCAAGCGCAAAGCCATTCTCGCTCCCGCTTGCTGGTGCCCGGCGTGACCATAGGTGAGTCCCTGCCGCTGAATATTTGGCCAAGAAAAAGTCCAAGCCGAGGCTGGCCGTTAAGTTGGTTCCACCAAAGTTTACTGTGCCCTGAAAGCCACCAGTAATGATAACGTTGCCCCCGCCATCCACCGTTACCGCATAAGCTGCATCATCCAGCGTGGAGCCGAAACGTTGCGCCCAAATGAATGAACCTGCCGAAGAATATTTTGCCATCACAATATCCAATCCTCCAGCACTGGTCAAAATGCCGCCGCCAAAGTTGATCGCTCCGGTGAAAAAACCAGTAACAAGCACATCCTGGTTGGTATCGACTATGACGCTATTGATTCGGTCTCTTCCCGTGTCTCCAAAATGCTTGGCCCACTGCGGCACTCCCATCGGCGAATACTTGGCTATGAAGATGTCCTCGAATCCGGCATTGGTGAATACGCCGGTGCCAAAATTCACCGAGCCTTGATAAGCGCCAGCCGCAATTATGTTTGCCGATGAGTCAGTCGCCACCGCAAGCCCGATGTCCGCAGACGTGTTGCCGAATTTCTGCGCCCATGAGTTCGTAGTGACGAACGATCCGTTGGCAACAGTAACCGAGTTGGTGGATGACAAGCCCTGATTCCCGGCGATGTCGAATCCGCGCGCGTAGAAGGTGTGCGCCCCGTCCGTTATGTTAGTCGTCTGAAACGGCAGGCTGTATGGCGTCGTTGTATCCGTGCCGATCAACACTGCTGCGTCACGATAGAAATCTACACGAGCCATGTTCAAGTCCGTTGCCGTGGCAGAGACGTTCACGATATTGCTTATCGTGCTGGCATTGGCTGGGGACGTAAGGCTAACAACCGGAGCAGTCGTATCGCCCGTCTGCGTTACGGTGAACGTCTGCCCTGCGACCGTCAGCGTTGCGGTTCTGGTCGATGCGAGCGCCGTGGCCGCGACCGTGTAATTGACATTCCCATTCCCCGTTCCGCTGGCCGGATTAACAGTTATCCATGACGCAGCGCTGGTTGCGGTCCATGCGCAAATAGAGTCACTGGCATTGACCGTTATCAACCCACCACCGCCGCTATCGCTGAATGTGTCACTCGTCGGAGTAATGGCATAGTTGCAAGCGATGCCTGTTTGCGTCACAAAGAACACCTTGCCAGCGACATTTATTCTTCCCGTTCGCGTGCTCGATGTTGGATTTGCCGCCACGCCATAAGTGACCGTTCCGTTCCCGGTGCCCGTCGCGCCGTTAATGATCGTGATCCACGTCACGTCAGGGCTTGCCGTCCAGTTGCATCCTTGGGTTGCGGTGACGGTGATTGTGCCGGTGTAGCCGATGGCTGCTTGAACGGCTCGGAAGGCGTTGACGCGCCCATATCCGAAGCTGGCATCCCACCCCGCCGAACCAAGATCGTCCGCGTTGTTTTTGAGTATCGCTTGAACCTGAAGCCCCGTCAGATTTGGATTTGCGGACATTACCAGAGCAGCCACGCCAGCAACAATAGGAGCGGAGAAGGAAGTTCCGCTTCCGAATGTATAGGTTGCCCCTGTTCCGGTAGTGAGAATGCTGGTTCCTGGAGCAGATAAATCCACGTTATTCCCAGTAACCGAAAACGACAACAGTGCATCATTCTGATCGGTTCCGCTAACAGTTAGAATAAAAGCATTATCCGAGTTGGTGTCGAAACTTCCGTTATTGCCAGCAGAAATAACGGTAAGCCCACCCTTGGAGGAAAGGTATTGAGCAGCGTTTTGAACAGTTAAACTGTCAGAACCAATATAGCTTAAATTCGCCACTCGTGCGCCGTGATCTGCTGCGTAAGTTATGGCAGCAGCCATATTAGAGAAAAGCGCAATGCCGTTGGTATCGGTAATACGAAGAGGCATAATACGGCAGCTCATCGTGACACCCGAGCTTCCTACCGCATTGTTCCCAACTTCCGCTGCGGTTCCCGCTACGGGTGTACCGTGCCCGTACACATCGGATGTGTTGCTGTTATTATCGTAAAAGTTGTACCCCGCGACCAGATTGGCAGATAGGTCTGGATGGGTTGCCTCTACACCAGTGTCGCAGATGGCGATAATTATATTGGTTCCGCCAAGAGTAGTATTCCAAGCTGACGGTGCTTGAATCTTAGTAAGATGCCATTGGCCAGAATAACTTGGGTCGTTTGGTATGAAGTCAGGCTCGACCGACCTGTCCATCTCCGCAAAAGCAAACAACGGATTATGAGAGAGCGCTTCAACGGCATTGGTCGAGGCGGCTTCTGGCAAAGTTAGGACGCGGACATTGATTTGGGATATGTTCGTGACCTGAGTTGCGCCGTGCGCGCCGAAGGCATTTTGAACGGCAGTTTCATTCGCATCATCATTCGGCTTTACGAGAATACGAACATCGGCGGCAAGCAATGTGGCCACGCTCAGAACCAACGCTAAGGCTATTTGTAAATGTCTCATGGTGGAAAGGTGGCCGATGCCGGTGAAATCGCGTACGTGCAGGCAACTCCGGTTTGAGTCACGGTGAAGGTCTGCCCGGCGATGTTAAGCGTGCCGCTGCGCGTTAGCGACGAACTGTTTGGGGCTACCGTGTAGCCGACCGTTCCGTTGCCGCTACCGGATGCGGGAGTGAATGTGAGGAACGTCGCGGCACTGGAAACCGACCATGTGCATCCAGCATTCGCAGCGACCAAAACACTATTTGTGCCACCCAAAGCCGTGAACGATGCGCTGGTTGGCGAGATGGAATAGGTGCATGGCACTGTTCCGTCCTGGGTCACGGTGAAAGTCGAGCCAGCCACGGTTATTGTGCCTGTGCGCGATACGGTTGTGGCATTGGCTCCGACCGCGTATCCGACTGTCCCGCTGGCTGTCCCCGGCGAACCGGAGGTAATCGTAATCCAGCCGT